GTTACAGGCACTTCAGGAAAAGGGTCGCATCCATGATGTTCCCTATGATCCCAGTAGCAAGGTAGAAACCTGGTGGGATCTGGGCATTGGGGACTCGACTGCGATCTGGTTTACCCAGAGTGTAGGGCGCTCTGTTCATGTGATAGACTTTTATGAGAATAGGAACGAGGGATTGCCTCACTATGCTCAGGTGTTGCAGCAGAAAGGCTATTTTTATGGTGCTCACAATGCGCCGCATGATATTGAGGTAAGGGAGCTTGGGTCAGGGAAATCGAGGAGAGAGGTTGCTTATGACCTTGGAATCAACTTTCGAGTCGTTCCGAAGCTTCCGCTTGAGGATGGCATCCACGCTGCACAAATGCTTATCCCAAGGTGCTGGTTTGATCACCAGAACTGCAAGGAAGGTCTTGAGTGTTTGCGACAATACCACCGCAAGTATAACGAGAAGTCTCGCAGTTTTCGGACAACGCCTGTCCATGATTGGTCAAGTCATGCAGCAGATGCTTTCAGATACCTGGCAGTCGGTATCAAAGACTACAGGGACACTTTTGACCGGCCTCCGCAAGCGATTGCGGATAGCAAATACAACCCACTCGGAGTAAGTTTGTAATGGGATTTTTGAAACCAAGCGTACCGGCACCTCCACCTCCACCTCCTTTACCACCGGCTCCAGCAGTAAAGCCTGTCAGCACAGCAGAGCGGGATAAATTGCAAAGGCGTGTGTCTGATCCCCGTAGAATGGGGCGCCAGCGAACGATTGTAACCGGTCCAAGGGGGCTGACAGGAGATCAGGAAGAAATTACAAGAAAGTCGCTGATAGGCACGATGCGTGGTTCGCCCAATACTCGATGACCAGCCAGCATTGCGTCAGAGGCTGTTGCATGTGATGGCAGAGATCGACTACCCATATCAGACACACCATGAAGATATTATTGATCATGCGATTGTGTTTGAGTGTTCGGAAGATAACCAAATTGCTGGCTATCTCTGGTTTTACAGGATATTGGGCAGTGAGCATATCTGGACCGTACACATGCTGGTTTTGAAAAACTTCAGGAAACGATTCTTCAACAGGTCTTTGGTCAACGCAATCTGCGGTACAGTTTATGCGCTGGGTTGTGATATTGTTCGGGCTGAGAATGATTATCAGGATTGGTTGGTGCGTCTGGCAGGTGTCCAGATTGATGATCATGTTGATTTATCACTTCCGTATTCATGGAGATTGTGATGGGTTATGGAAATCGAAGGACAACTCAAGCTCCTCGGTCACCACAACAGGTGCAACCAAGACCAGTGGTGCAAGCAGAAGAACAAATGCAGGCAACTTCCAGCATGTCTCGACGCAGACGATCTCGGGGCATGGTTACTGGACCGCAAGGTCTGACCGGGCCAGCTCGCGTTGAGCGCAAAACATTGTTAGGGCAGTAGTATGGCAGATGAAATTGCATCAGATCTTCTCAAACGGTTTCACGTTTTGTATGAGCAGCGTCAGGTTTGGGAGTCACACTGGCAAGAGATTGCCGATTTTGTCGTTCCGAGAAAGGCTGATGTAACAAAAAGACGCACTGATGGCGATAAACGTGCCGAATTAGTGTTTGATGGCACTGCGATTCATGCTGCTGAGCTGTTGTCGGCATCACTTCATGGAATGCTGACCAATTCATCAACACGTTGGTTTTCACTCAGATACCGCGACCGGATGCTTGACTCGAATGACGAAGCAAAAGAATGGCTGGAATCTGTTGAGGACGATATGTATCTGGCTTTTGCGCGGTCCAACTTTCAGGAACAGATCCATGAGCTTTACCATGATCTGATTTGTTTTGGTACAGCGGTGATGTTCATCGAGCAGGACAAGGATAATCAGGTCAGATTCCAGACTCGACACTGCCGTGAAACATTTCTGTCAGAAGATGACAAGGGAAGAGTAGACACTGTTTATCGAGAGTTTCATATGCCAGCCAGAGCGGTAATTCAACGATTTGGCGACGCAGCTGTGGATAACTCCATTATTAAAAAAAATAAAAACAATCCCTATGACAAAATTCGGATATTGCATGCTGTTTATCCGCGAGAGGAGCGTGATATTCAGAAGGTAGATTCTCTGAATAAGCCGTTTGCTTCTGTTTACATTGATCCTGCAGCAAAGACTGTGCTGTCACAGTCTGGGTTTGATGAGTTTCCATACGTTGCACCAAGATTTCTGAAAGCTTCTTTCGAGATTGGCTATGGCCGTAGCCCTGCCATGACTGCGTTGCCTGATATCAAAATGCTCAATAAGATGAGCGAGGTTACTATCAGAGCCGCGCAGAAACAGGTTGATCCACCACTTCTGGTCCCCGATGATGGATTCATGATGCCAATCAGGACTGTTCCTGGTGGTCTGAACTTTTATCGTAGCGGAACCAGAGATCGTATCGAACCACTGAACATCGGGGCGAACAATCCACTTGGTCTGAATATGGAAGAGCAGCGCAGGCAGGCGATACAGGCTGCATTCTATGTTGATCAGTTAATATTATCTCAGGGGCCACAGATGACCGCTACTGAGGTGGTCCAGCGCACAGAGGAAAAAATGCGGTTGCTTGGACCTGTCCTTGGGCGCTTACAGGCAGAGTTGTTGCAACCTTTGATTGGACGTGTATACAACCTGATGGTCCGACAGAAGCAGTTCGCTCCGGCGCCAGATTTTATGCGAGACAGTGATATTGAGATTGAATACGTTTCACCATTGGCCAGAGCGCAGAAACAGGGTGATATTCAGTCTGCTCTGAGAATGCTTGAACTGTTCGGTCCACTGGCCCAGCTTGATCAGTCAGCATTGGATTATATTGATGTTGATGGCATGTCTAAGTATCTGCTCAAAACGCTATCTGTTCCTGCGACAACTATTCGCGGTGAGTCAGAGGTAGAGCGAATCAGAGAAGAGCGCAGAGAACAGCAGGAGCAAATGCAGGAACAACAGGAAGCACAAGCTTTAGCGAGGGCAGCGGGAGATGCTGCTCCGTTCATCAAAGCGGCAGGATAATCATGGCTAAGAGACCAAGAGTAAGTGTCAAACAATTTGATCAAATCTGTGAGGAGCTCGCAGATGGCAAATCTCTCGAAAGGATTTGTAAATCTGAGAGCCTTCCATCTTGGCGAACGGTGCTCAGGCATGTTCAGGAGAATGACGAAGCTTACTTTCAGTACCGCAAGGCAAGAGCGCTCCAGGCAGAAATGTTGCGAGATCAGATCATAGATATTATTGAAGCTCCATTGCCCACCGATCCCAAGCTTGCAATGGCAGAGGTCCAGCGAAGACGCCTCGAAACAGATCAGAAAGATAAATACGTCAGGCAACTTGCACCGCTTGGCATTAGAGATCGCGCAGAAGATAGTGCAGATAAAAAAGTATCGGGAACAATTACCTTGAAATGGGATGATGCGACAGCCTGATATGGTAAAAGATCCAGAAGAGTTACGCGCTGCATACAAAATGCTTTTTGAATCGAATGATGGTCAGATTGTCTTGGATGATCTGGAGCGCAGATTCCATGTATTTACATCTACATTTTCTACTGAATCAACAGATACAGCCTATCGTGAGGGTCAGCGAACGGTGGTGCTGTTCATAAAATCAATGCTGATTGATCTAAAACTAGCAGGAGAAGCAGAAGATGAGTGAAGAACAGGTAGCTGAAGTCTCAGAGGATGCTCAGGTAGATGCACCAGAGGTAACTCAGTCTGTAGAGGATTGGAAAGGCTCTATCCCAGAAGAGATTCGGGGTCATAAATCTTTGCAGCACATCAACGATATTGGTGCGCTTGCCAAAAGCTATGTACATGCTCAGTCGATGATCGGAGCTGATAAGGTGGCAATACCTGGCAAACATGCGACTGATGAGGATTGGAGCGAAGTTTATCGTAGACTCGGCGCTCCAGAGTCAGCAGAACAATACAATATCGTCCATAACATCCCAGAGGGCGAGCAAACAGACCAAGGGATGGTTGATTGGTTTGCCAGTGCCGCTCATGCTGCCGGTCTCACCCAGATGCAGGCACAGAAACTGGCTGATCAGTGGAATGACATGGCTGCGCAGGGCGCTCAGTCTGAAGCTGTGAATTACGAACAGTATGTCAATGATGTTGAGAAAGAGTTGCGCTTGGAGTATGGGCAGGCGTTTGACGACAAATTGAATCTTGGTAACGGGGTTGTCAGTGAGTTTGGAGATCTGGATGTGCTCGAGCTCCAGATGGCTGATGGAAGCTACCTAGGCGACAATCCGGATGTCATTCGGCTTCTGGCTAACATCGGTTCTTTCATGCAGGAAAAGATGGGCGAGGATACTCTTGAGGGCGTGAAGCTTTCAGGGGGTTTAACTCCTGACCAAGCCCGTGATAAAGTAGCTGAGTTGACTGCTGAAGGGACTCCGTATTGGAAAGCTTCACATCCTGAGCATGATTGGTATGTTCAGGAAGCGATGAAGTTTCGGGAGATCCTGAATGTGCAGCCCTGAGTTTAAACTTGAGGTTTTACGGGTTACACTTCAGCATGCAACAGGTTCTGTGATGGACGATCCATTATCGGCAGCACAGAAGAATCTTGAGTGGTGTTTAAAGTCTGAAGATAAAGCGAAAGCTCCCAAAGACTCACCGCCACGCAAGAAAAAGAATCCAGGACAAGCGAGAGCCCCTGGCGTTGACAGTGTACTGTTTACAATTGAATAAATAATCGTCCTGTTTCACAGGGTAGCGAGAGGCGTTTTTTTCTAGCTAAGTGGAAGGGGACAGTTATGTCTACACAAATCTCAACTGCATTCGTGCAGCAATTTAGCAGCAACGTCCAGCTATTATCTCAACAGCGTGGATCTTTGTTGCGTGGTGCCGTATCTGAGGAATCAGTTACAGGTGAAAAAGCATTCTTTGATCAAGTCGGTGCAGCGGCTGCTGTGAAGCGTACATCGCGTCATGGTGACACTCCGTTGGTAGAGACTCCTCACTCTCGCAGGATGGTGACTATGGAGAGTTATGAGTGGGCTGACCTGATTGATGACGCTGATAAGGTGCGTTTACTGATTGATCCGACATCAACCTATGCTCTTGCGGCTGCTGCTGCGATGGGCAGGGCGATGGATGATGCAATCATCGAGGCAGCAATCGGTACATCTAAGACAGGTAAGGCTGGAGCTAGTAGCACAACAATGCTGGCTGGGCATCAGATTGCCAACGGCGGTACAGACCTGACTCTTGCGAAACTGATCCAAACCAAGAAGATACTTGATCTCGCATCGGTTGACCCGTCAATTACGCGACATATTGCGGTTGGACCGGATCAGGTAGAAGCTTTACTGAACAGTACGACTGTTACATCGAGCGATTTTAACACGGTGAAAGCTTTGGTACAGGGTGAGATAAATACGTTTTTAGGATTTACTTTCCATGTGACCAATCGTTTGTCGAAGAGCGGAAATATTCGTTCATGTTTTGCGTGGGCTGAAGATGGCGTGAAGCTGGCTGTCGGCAAAGATGTTCAGGCAAGAATTGATGAGCGCGCTGACAAGTCTTACTCAACACAGGTCTATTACTGTGCAACATTTGGGTCTACCCGGATGGAAGAAGAGAAGGTTGTTCAGATCGACTGTGACGAATCAGCATAAGGAGATATGAAACATGGCTAATGTAAACCAAACTCTGGCATCGAATTTCGTTGCCGACCCAATGGTGATGAGCCCGGTCCATCAGCTGACGGGATCAATGCGTGTCGCTTGTGGCACGATTGCTCTGGCGTCTGGTGATCTTAGTGCTTCAGACACTGTGATGCTGGCTCCTGTGCCGACCAATGCGGCAGTGATCAGCATCAAGCTGTTTAATGACGACCTGGATTCAGGATCAACCAACACTTGTGACGTTGGTCTCTACACCAGTGATGGAAATGTGACCGCGAAAGATGATGATTGCTATGCAAGCGCGATCACTGATCTACGAGCAGCGGTGACAACTGGAACAGAGGTTGCCTTTGAAGCCAGGGACATCAACAAGATGGGCCAGCAAGTATGGCAGGACGCTGGAGAGTCTTCAGACCCTGTAGATCAATACTTCATAGGCCTGAAGTTTGATGCTGCCGGTGATACAGGCGGCGATCTGTCGTTCATTGTCACATACGTAGTAGACTAAAATAGGGGCAGCAATGCCCCCTTTTGACCTGGGGAGAGGCTGATGTCTTCAGTGGTTGATATATGTAACAGTGCGTTGAATCAGATTGGTGCATCAAACATTATCTCACTTTCTGAAGACAGCAAGGCTGCGCGAATCCTGAATCAGCGTTTTGATTTTGTACGTGATTCTGTGTTTCGCGCACACCCTTGGAATTGTCTGACAATCAGGGTTATTTTGTCGCCTGATGCGACAGCGCCCGCATTTGGGTTCGACAATGCGTTTACCTTGCCTACAGATCCTTTTTGCTTGCGTGTTTTGAATATCAGATTCTTTGACATCATTCATCGCGTGGAAGGACGCAAGATTCTGTGTGATGAAGACACAATAGAGTTGACGTACATAGGCCGTATCACCGACGTTTCTCAATACGATATGTTGCTTGTCGAGTCGTTGGCCGCGTATCTTGCCGCTGATGTCGCATATCCGCTGATCGGAAGTTCATCTCTTGCCCAGGAAATGAGATTGCTTTATGAGAGAAAGTTGTCGGAGGCTCGGCTTGTCGACGCCACCGAGGGCACTCCACAAACGCTCGGTAGCACAACAGACGCTGGAGGACTTGAGCCAGACGCATTTGTTCGATCGAGGTTCTGATGGCGAAGGCAAGCCCATCCTTTTCAAACTTCACTGCTGGAGAGTTATCGCCAAAGCTCGATGGCAGGACTGAGCTTTCAAAATACTTCAACGGATGTAAGAAGCTTCAAAACTTTCTTGTTGTTCCGCAAGGCGGAGCAACACGGAGACCAGGCACTCAGTTTATCGCTGAAACTAAAACAAGCGCCAACGCATCACGACTTATTCCTTTTGAGTTTAACGTTGAGCAGGCTTATATCCTCGAGTTTGGAAACAACTATTTTCGCGTCTATAAAGATGGTGGCCAGGTCACAAGTGGTGGTAGCGCCGTAGAAGTGACCACAACTTACACCTCGGCCCAACTGTCTGGGCTGAAGTTTGCTCAGTCTGCGGATGTGATGTTCGTTGTTCATCCAGAGCACAAACCCAGGCAGATAACCAGAACAGCGCATGATGCGTGGACGATCACCGATATTGACTTCAGGCGTGGTCCGATGCTGGACCCGCAGCTTGATGGCACGACACTGACTGCGAACGGCAGGACCGGAAGCGGAGTAACAGTCACAGCAAGCGCGAACACTTTCGCGTCTACAGATGTTGGGAGACTGATCAAGCTTCACGACGGATTCGCAGAGATTACGGCGTTTTCGAGCGCTACCAGCGTCACTGTCACAGTCAAAGAGAATGAGGATCGTCGATCCGAGCTGATGCCAAGTATGACCGCTACTACGATTTCATTTCATGAAGGCGACCCAGCTACTACTAATCTTGAACACAATGACCGCCTACAGGATACCAGCGGAAGCTTTTTGAGCGAGGGGTTCAAGGCTGGGATGAAGGTGACCATCACCGGAAGCACCAGCAACAACGTAAGCTCTGCTCTGATTGTGACAGTCACAGCAGATACGATTCTGTTTGCTCCGTCCGTAGATCTTGCTGCTGAGGCTGCTGGAGACACAGTTACTATCGTTGGTGATCTTGTTGCTGATGATGAGTTTTCTCTGGGGGCCTTCTCGACAACGACGGGATTTCCAGCGGCTGTTGCTTTTTTTGAGCAGCGCCTGGTGTTTGCTAATACAACTAACGATCCGCAAACATTATTTTTCTCTGTCGGTGGTGACTTTACTAATTTCACTCAGGGAACAGACGCTGATTCAGCGCTGACCTACACCATTGGCTCAAATCAGGTCAATGTTATAAGGTATCTCACAAGCTCGAGAGTTCTTTTAGTTGGAACTTCTGGCGGTGAATTTGTTGTCAGAGCTGGCTCGGTAGATGCGCCGATTAGCCCAACTAACACGCAGATCAAACGTCAGGCAAGTTATGGCTCCGCTGACATACAACCAATTACCGTAGCAAACGTGGCTTTGTTTGTACAACGAGCGGGCCGCAAACTACGCGAATTGACCTATAACTTTGATACTGATTCATATCTGGCTCCTGACATGACGCTGCTTTCTGAGCACATCACAGAGGGTTTGATTAAGGAGATGGCCTTTCAGCAAGAGCCTGATAGTGTTGTCTGGTGTGTTCTGTCAAACGGCAAGTTTGTTGGCATGACGTACCGCAGAGAAGAGGATGTCGTGGCTTGGCATGAGCACATATTCGGAGGTGTCAGTGGTGCCTGCACGGTCACGGTAACAGACTTTGCAAACATTGCGACCGGCACAAAACTAACTTTCACCAAGTCAGACGGCAACACAGTGACCTTCACCTCGGAAGCTGCTGGAAGCAGCTCTCCATCATCGTCACTTGGCTTCAGGCCAAACACATCAAATGATGTCACTGCTGACAATATTTTCACAGCAATCAACGCTCATGCCGATTTTACTGTTGCGAATCCTGCGGCAAACGTAGTCACCATTGAGGAAACGCAGAGGGCAGGGTCTGGGTTTCTTTCTGTTGTCAGTACAGATACGACAAGGCTGGCGACCACAGATCAAAGCTTTGCGCTTGCTGAGTCTGTGGCGGTGATTCCATCAGAGACAACGGAGGATGAGGTTTACGTTATTGTTAACAGGACGATCAACGGATCAACCAAGCGATTTGTGGAGCGACTGAAGCCAATCGAGTTTGGCTCTGATATCGAGGATGCGTTTTTTATTGACAGTGGGCTGACATACTCAGGCAGCGCAGCAACAACGATCAGTGGACTGTCTCACTTGGAAGGTGAGAATGTGCGGATACTGGCAAACGGAGCAACACATCCCGATAAACTGGTAAGTAGTGGAGAGATTACTTTGGACCGAGCGGCGACCAAGGCTCATATTGGTTTGTCGTACGAGTCTACTTTACAGACGATGCGGGTTGAAGCTGGTGGGACAGAGGGTACATCCCAGGGCAAGACAAAAAGAATACGAGATCTGACGATTCGGGTTCTTAATTCTGTAGGTGCTAAGGTTGGTCCAACAGAATCGAATCTGGAGCTGATTCCGTTCAGGGATAGTTCAATGGCAATGGACAGCCCTGTGCCACTATTTTCAGGCGATAAAGACATTGAGTTCCCATCAGGTTATGATTCTGATGGGTTTATTGTGGTGAAGCAGGATCAAGCACTTCCCTTGACAATCCTATCAATCTTCCCGCGTTTACAGACATTTGATAGGTAGATATGGGCTTACCAGCGGCGGCAGCAGGAGCAGCAGCAGGAGCATCGCTTCTTTCGGCGAGGGCTACGATGCAGGCGGGAAAAGCGCAAGCGAACGCTGCGGCTTTCAATGCCCAAGTCAGTGAAAGAAACGCTCAGAAAGCGCAGCTCGATAAAGAAAGCGCAAAATTAGGCTCTGAACTTGCGATTCAAAGATTTTCAAGAGAATTTGGAAGAATACAGGCAGAGACAGGTCAAGCGGTCAGGAAAAATGGTTTCGTTGCGACAAGAGGCACTCCTGCGTTAATCGCATTGCAGAACGCGAGAGAGGCCGACCTAGAGATCGCCGCAAGGAGATTCAACGCAAGTGTCGAGTCAAGAGCATTTGACGAGCTATCTGTCGAACAAGAATTACAGGCAAGTTTGAGCAGGATGGAAGGGGCGGCAGCAAGCAGGGCTGCAAGAACAAGGGCCGCATCCACTTTGCTTGGTGGGGCAAGTTCGACGATCACAACGTATAGGTCAGCATGAAAGTTCCAACATATACGCAAGAAACGGCAACGACACGCGAGACAGGCTCCCGCAACCTTTCTGTGCAAGCAAGTGGACGAGCACTGGCTGCTCCATTTCTGGAGTCTGCTCAAGCTTTTCGTGGCGTTTCTGAGGAAGCTTTGCGGCTGTACGGGAATCAGTTAAGAACAGAGCGAAATCTTGTCGAGAACGAGGAAGCGCTTAAGTACAAGCGAGCTTTGGATGAAGCTGAAGAGCAAACCAAACAACAAAAATTCGATTCGCATGAAAAATATGAAATTTATTTCGACAGTTTAATGGATAAATACAAAAAAACTGTTGATGCCGATTTTGGAACCGAGAACAGAAAAAAATTATTTTTCCAGAGGATGGACGAGTCTCAGATAACAAGACGTGCAAATGTAACGACAGACGCAAAAAACCAGATCATCGCTCGGAGGAGTGCTGTTTTTCTCGAAAATTTGGCTGAACAAAACTCTGTTGTCGTTGATACATCTATGTCTGGGAACCCTGTTCAAAGAGCAGATGCCCAAAGCAAACTATCAAAACTTTATGATCAAGCAGAAGAGGATGGCCTGTTTGATCCTGTCGACCTCTATAAATTAAAAACGGCTAACGACAAACAAAATATTATAGATAGTTTGACTTTCAGGATTGATCAGGCAAGCAGTGCTGCCGAGTTCGAATCGCTGGAGCGAGAGATAAAAAACATTCCTGTCGGTGAGCTCAGTGCAAGCACCATCCGAAGCTTAGGAAACATCACTAAAGCTGAGTTTAATGAATTGGTTCGAGAACAAGAAACTGCTGAACAGGAAAGAATAGCGGAAGAAAACCGAATCAGTCAAAAAGATCTCAACACTTTAAAACTTAGGATTCTCCGAGCCACCCCTGAAGAAATTGAACGAACGCGTCAATCCTTTGTAAAAGGCGATTTCCCTGGATTTGAGTTTACTTTGGCTGACCAGGTAAGGGCGTTGGAATATGTGAGCTCGCGGGCTGAAAAAAAATCGTCTGCGCTTGCAAGTCAGAAAGCGTCTTTAGCTGAAGACCTGAAAGCATCAGTACAGTTACAAGATACAACTGTTGAAGATATGCGGCCTTTACAAGAGAGAGCTGTTGCTCTCGGTGATGAGGAGCTCATACAAGACTCTATCTTGGCTACGGAGGTTGTCAGATTTAGGAACGATATAAAAGGCCTTGGGCCGAGCCACATCGGTATGAAAATTAACTCTCTTGAGAGCAAAGACCCAGCACAAATATTCGCGGGGTCCACTGCGAGCGAACCAGTTTTAAAATTACAAAAACAGCGGCTCATCGAATCCATGAAAAAGGAACAGCAACGGTCATTAAAATATCTTAATGACGGGTTCCCCGTGGATTACATAGCAGAAACCGAAGAGGTAGAACCAATTCAGTTCACGGAAGAGTCAGTGAGCAAGCGCCTTGATCTAATGACAGAGGTGGCAGGAGTTTACAAAGAGGGCTCAGAGCAATCCATAGATCAAGTCAACCAGAGCATGCAGCCTTTCAGGGCTTCTGAGGTTACGTCCTTAGGTGAATATCTCGATGGAGATGCAACCGCAAAAGACAAGGCGAATCTTTTGATTCTTTTAAAGCCCTTATTGGA